TCAGGGCCGCTCCCGAATATCGATCGACCAGTGCCGGGTGCGGCGCTCGCCGTGGTGGTAGGCGGGCGGCGTGACGATCTCCCACATGCGGCCCTGGTACTCGACGCGGGACCAGAGGGTGACGCCCTCGACATGGGCGTCCACGATCATGCGCGTAACGTTGATCTGCTGCTGACCGGGGACTTCGGCCTTGCCGCTTCGCTGCGGGATGAAGGCCGCCTTCACCGTGACGGGGTGGTCCTCGTCCACGGCGATCACCGTGTTCCCTCGGTTGTCGACGATCTCCTTCGTCCGCCATACGCGGGCCGTCTGGCCGCGCCTGCGCTGCATGCTCACCAGGGGGTCGCTGCGTCGCCGAAGAGGGGGAAGCCGTCGCCGCCGTAGTCCACCGGTACGCATCCGCCGGCACCCGGCTTGGGCTTCGTGCCCCACGCGGAGACGACCACGCTGGAGAAGCCGCGCTTGCGTCTGGCAAGGTCTTCCAGGAGCCGGATCTCCTCGCGCGTGAAGTAGACGGACCCGGCGTCACGGCCGTGTGCATCGGACCACGCGAGGATCTCGTCCCCGGCCCGGCTCTGCGTGCAGCCGTTCGGGTTGCGCAGGTACCTTGCGGCAGCCTTCAGGACCAACGTGCGCACCAGGCGAGGAACCGTCTCCTCGGGCCACTCACGGCCGTACGTGGCCGCGAGGTCGGACGCGTCTTCCAACGCACCGGCCGCGATCCGCAGTTCGTCTTCGTCAAGATCCCAGTCGAGGCGGCCCTTCAGCTCGTCGAGGGTGGCATAGGGCACGCAGTCTCCTTCCTGTAGCCGGGGCGATGAGTGGTGACCGCAGATCCTTCAACCCGGCAGACAGGGCGCTGATCTTCCTGAACGATGACGACCATGAGCGACGGCGTGTTCAGTTCGGAAGTGAGGCGGCGTGCTGGTGAAGGGGTGACCTATAGCCAGATGGAGGCCGTGACACGGGAGGCCGGAGGTAAGGAGGCAACCTTGACTGCGGCATGGTGGAACAAGGTGGCCCTCGGCGAGTCGGCCCCTCCACCTGAGCCGAAGGGCATTCCTGGCGTCGCCGGGGTGCTGGAGATCCCCGAGCGTGAGGTCGCTGTTCTCGTCTGCAAGCAGTGGTATGGCGTGAGTCCAGATGACTTCGCGCGTGACCTGTTTGACCGGGGCGTGGACAGCGCGGTGGCCTGGCTGAGGCGTAGCTACGCTTCAATGCGCGAACGTCAGCGATCCGCAGCGAGCGAAGCGAAGAGCTAGGAGGGGGCAGCCAAGCTACCTGCGTCCCAGCCCCCCGCCCACCTCACCGTTTACGCGTTGGCCGGGTCGGTCTCGGCCTTGTAGCCGGTCGGGGTCCACACCATCGCAGTCGGAGATGCCGGTGATGGTGGCAAGCTCAGACGCGGCGGCCGGGTAGTTCGAGGAGCCGTCGAGGGCCAGCTTGATGCCGCGAACGAAGTGCTCCTGAGTGGAGACGATCTCCTTCTCGTTGACCGCGTCCCAGCCGACCAGGACGTCAGTCACGGAGCGGAAGCCCGCGTACGTGTTCACGACGGAACGATCCTGCATGTAGAGCGGGTCATAGTCGCGGACCCAGCGCAGCGCGATGTTCTCGAACGAGGTGGTCGCGCCGTACGGAACGGACTGCGGGATGCTCGGGGCGCCGGACAGGAAGTTGAATGCGCTGGACGCGAAGGCGTACGCGGCGTCGGCCGGGATGGTCTGGTCGACCACGATGCGGAAGCCCATGCGGTCGCCGATGCTCGCGAGGCGAAGGGCGGACTCGGCCTCGGCGTCGCCAACGTTCTGCGCGAGGTTGAGCTTGTCGTCGTTCAAAAGCGCCGACTCGAACTCGGTGCCGACGAGGAGGTAACGGCCCTCCTTGGGCGCGTGGAACGCGTTCAGGAGGCGCCGGGCCTCGATGATGGCGCCGCGCAGGTTCGCGACCGAGTTACCGATGACGGCGTTGTACGTCTGGTTGGTCAGCGTCTTGACCGCCCGGCGCTGGAGACCGCGCGCGACCGCCTTGGACTGTGGGCGCAGAAGCTTGGACCACTGGTCGATGTCGAAGTCGTTCTGCTCGTCGGTGAGCTTGACGGCCGAGTAGACGTTGCCGCCGAAGGTCACAGCGATGGTCCGCTCGCTGTACTCGTCGAAGACGATCGGGCTCGTGCGGTCGTTCCTCCACCCGTACTCGTGGAAGGGGAGGATGCCCTCGACCTTCATCGAGATGGTGTCGTTTTCCGCGCCCTTGAACTGGTCGACGCCCTGCTTCTGGAACAGGTTCGGGATCACGAGTTCCTGTTCGAGCGTGCCGACTGCGGTGTTGACGAGCTTCTGCGGCTTGACGACTTGGTGCTGTGCGGTGGGGATGGGACTTACCTCCGATGGGCTTGGCGTGCGTGGGTGCAGCCCTACGCTTCTCCGCTGATTTGCGCCTGTTGGGCGGACGGGCTACCGTCGACGCCATTCCCGCCTAGGAGTGCTGGAGAGCCGTTGCTCTCCGGCGTCGAGCAGACCCGTGTTCTGAACCGGACCTGGACCGATGCCACTTCAAAAAACTCCTAAATATGATCTCTGTTGGATCATGGAAGGCGGGAAATGTCCGGGCGCGATTTCACAAAGCAGTACGTGCTGATGGTGCTGCTTATCGCGACAGTGGTAGGGCTGGGTGTGATGGTGCTGGCCCTCGTCGCGCACCACGGCCTCTGGGAGAGTGGCTGCTATGGCGCGGGAGCCTTCATCGGCTCATTTGCCCTTGCTCGATGGGTGTTTGGGCAGTTGGGACTGCTGAGCCGAGACGACGGCTAGAAGCGCCGTGTACGTCGAGCCAGCTTGCGCGGGTCCATCTCTCCGTCGTCATTGTCGGACGGGTTGAGTCCACCGCCCAGAGCGGGCGGGGGCGCAGGGGTAACGAATGCCTGAAGTGCCTTCGCGTCGGCCTCCAGTTCGTCTGGGATATCGCCGCGAAGGCGTCCGGCTAGGGCCTCGGGGAGATCGAACTTGCGCGCCACGGTGGAGACGAGGAGGGAGCGCTCAAGGTCGACGTTCTTGGCCTTCACGTCCGCGAGAGCGGCCTCGACCTCATCGGGCGTCTTCGCCTCGGAGAGCTTCGTCTCGGCGTCACGCAGCCGCGTGCGGTATCCGGCCGCCTCGCCACGGACCTTCGCCAGTTTCTTGCGTGCCCAGTCGGGCAACTCGTCCTCGGAACTGGTGGACGTCCCGCCGGCACCAGCCTTGTCGTCCGGCTTCTGCTCCTCGTCCGGCTTCTGGCCGGGTGGAGTCTCGCCGGGCTTCTCCTCGGTCGACGTCTCGTCAGGCTTCTCTTCGGGCACTTCACGCCTCCGGGGCTGTGTCAGTGGACTGCCGCGCCTCCTGGGCTGCGGCTCGCTGCTTGCTGCGGATGAAGCGGCGCCAGACGGTCACTGCGGCCTTTCCGCTGTGGCCCCTCGTGAACCTCCGGCCACAGGGCCTCGTATTGCCGTGACAAGGCGGTCAGCTCGCTCGACTGGTACTGATCCCGGCTCCAGACCGGCATCGCGTAGCAGTGGCAGTTGTCGTGGTAGCGGTCGCCGTCGTTGAACGTGGCGGACTCGCGGCTCTTGTAGACCGGGCCCCGGCTGATCAACATGGCGCACCAGCCGCACGGGGGGTGCCCGTGCGGGACAGACGTACGTACCCGAGGGCCCGCCGGTCGCGCGACATGTGCGTCCCGTTCGCCGACCGGCCGCCGTTCATCGCGACGCGCGAGGCGGCTGCGGCCTGCTGTGCGCCCGCCTGACGGTGGGCCTCGTCGGGGTCAGCGTCTTCGAGGGTCATGCGCCGGTCGAGGCTCGCGGTGCCGAGGGCCTCCAGCACGATCCGAAGTTCCTCTTCGGCCTGGCGCTCGACGCGCTCCTCTTCGGCGCGGAGCCCCTCCAGTTCCTCGACGAGGACGCGTTCCCAGTCTGGGTCGTCCTCGTCGTCTTGCACCTCGGCGTTGGTGCCGGCGCCTTCGAGAACTTCTCCGGCCTCGTCGTCGAGGGCCTGCCCCGAGGTGCTGCCGGGCGCCTGGCCCGGAACGTCCTGCGGGGTGTCGTTCTCGACTTGGCGGGCGGACGAGGCTTCCCCGTCAGCGACGGTCGCGGCCTCGCCCCCCTGTTCAGCGGGCGGCTGGTAGTTGCCCGCCAGTTCGGCGAACTCCCTGCGCAGGTCCGCCAGGGTCACGTACGACGGTTCGGGGTGATAGGGGTCAGCAACCGTGCGGCCGGTCTGGAGTGCACGGGCGAGCCGGTAGTAGGCCCGCGCGAGATCCCGGGACTGACGGCGACGGCTCATGACGAGCGTGATCGCCTTGCGCAGCCAGGCGCCAGCCGTGGCCGCTCGCCGTTCGACCGGGACATCCGCCCACAGGGCGAGAGCCTCGGCCGTGGTCTGTGCGCCGATCTGCGTCAGCGCGACATGGAAGGCGGCCGAGACTTCGTCGGTCTCGGCCTGCCTCGCCGCCTTGCTCATGCAGCCACCGCAACGGAATCCGCGGTGACCGAGGCAGGTTCAGCGGACGCCCGCGTCAGCGCGGAGGCGAGCTGCCCCACCGAGTCTTCGTCCTCGGCGAGTTCGTCCCACTCGTCCAGCTCGGTTTGAGTGACGTTCGGGACACGCTTCCACAAGCCCTTGGCCGTGTTGCGCGTCTGGTCGCGAGAGACGGCCGCGATCTGCACCCACGCCTGCGGGTGGGGCACGCCGACCGGCTGCCCGTCTGGGCCCCAGTGCAAGAAGCGGCTCGGGCCGACGAATTCGACGAGCGAGATCACGGCCAGGAGGGGGTCCTTGCCCCAGCCCTTGAGCCTCTGCAAGACGCCCTTGCGGTACGTGAACCGACCGGCCTCGTCGACCGCGTACCACCACAGCAGGAAGCGGAGCTGCTCGCGGGTGAAGCGCCAGGGGCCGCCGTCCTCTGCCTTCAGGTACTCGGCGCACCAACCGGCGATCTGCCAACCAAGCGTGTGCTCCGGGAGTTTCCAGGAGCCGTCCGGTTCCTTCGCCCATGTCGGGCCGAGGAAGGTCGGTTCGAGAGCGTCGATCTCCTCGGGAGCCAGCGTGGGGATGAGGCTCACCCCCTACGAGCATCTGGCATCAACGCGTGTGGATGCCAGATGAGTTGGCTATACTCGCCAAGGTTGAAGAGACTTATGAAGGCGAGAGGCGTTGGTGCAGATGACCGAGCACTACAGCGCGGCGGCAGAGATTCTATAGGCGCGCCTGGCCGGCGCTCTCCTGTGGCGACGCCCTTTGGGCGGCGACGTCGTATAGCTGACCGGTGGTGGATGAACCCTGCCCTGGCTCAGATCGCGACGCTCTGGCAAAGCATGGGAGGGCCTTCCTTGTCTGCAACCACTTCAACCTGCGACCACCGCGTGTACCACGTAGTTATTGTCGCCCTGATCTCCGTAACCACCGGTCTCGCTATCGGGACCGGCTTCGCTGCTCTCGGGCAGGCACCGTTCACCGCTGTTGCCTCCGGTGCCGCTGTGGCGGCGTTCTTCTTCACGGCGGGCATGGGTGCGGTCGCCTACGTGAAGCGGCAGGCGTAGTAGGCAATCGCGGGGCGGTCCGTACGGCCGCCCCGCGCCGCTCACTCGGCAAGCCCGAGATCCTTCTTGTAGTCGGCGATGGCGAGCACGGCTGCGGACTGCTCCTCGGGCTCAGGCTCGTGCAGTTCGATGCGCACACGTCGCCGGTCGCCCTCGGCGACGAGGAGTCGCTCGAAGGCGCCGTAGATGGTCTGGAGCATCTGGCCCGACCGCTTCCCCGACTTCTGGTAGAAGGAGAGGTCTTCGCAGAGGGAGTAGGCGAGGGCCCAGTCGCTCGCTTGGTAGAAGTCGGCTTGGCCGGACTCCTTCAGGGCGTCCCACAGGCGCTTTGCGATCGGGTGCCAGGTACGGTCGCCGTTCGGCACCTTCGTGGGCCGGGCGATGCCGCGCGTCACCGACTGGAAATCTCCGCCCTTGCGCTCGCGCGGGCGGGCGAGGTCGGCTTCACGGTTGGGCACGGGGCCGGGCACCTGCTTCACCTCCAACGCGCATGATCTTGTGGCGAGTTGTGTATCGTCAGACACGTACGCCGCCGCAGGGCGGCGTAACTCTAGGGCTTAGAGCCCGGAGAGGGTGTGTTGTCTGTGTGGCCGTGACCCCGTGACGCAGGGGACATTTGGCCCCGGCATAGAACACCCTGAGCAAGGGGCGGGAAGCGGTCGCTCCTTGGTGCTAAAAAGGAGGAACGGCTCGCCAAGGCGTTAGCACCGCCCGAGGATGATTGCGCGCGTCGGCAGTCTCTCAGTTCACGAACCACGAAGTCGGTGGTCGAACTGAGGCTGCCCGCTTCCAGTTCGGCCCTCTTAGAACTGGAAGGCACTGAAACAAGTGGACTGGAATTCCCTTACCCTGACCGTCCTTGCGGTCTTCGGTCTGCTGAGCCTGGTCGTAACTTTGCTCATTCAGCTCATCAAGCAACTTCCCGAACTCATCCGTGCGGTGCGCGAGATGCTGTCCGCTCTCAAGCCGGACGACGAGGGCGAGGAGAGCACTACAGAGGCGCGGGAGTCAGAACCTCCCGCCCGTCAGGAAGTGGGCGGAGAGCCAAGCCAGGAACGCAACCAGGACGAAGCGGCGTAGTCGGGTGGTCCGGTCCGGAACGGTGTCTTTCGCGGTGTGGAACCACTTCCAGACGTGCTCGGACAGGCTGTCGCCTGGCTGCTTCCGGTACAGGGCGACGCCCTCGATCACGCAGAAGGCGGCGATCCAGCCGACCCATGCGGCAGTGAACACGGGCCACCTCCTACATCAGGCCCGGATGGGCCTCCGTCCGTCTGAAGCGCTTGTCGATCCGCCGTCTTTGTGCGGCAAGTGCGAGGGCTCCCTCGCGAGAGGACTTGGCCCGGTGATGCCACCCGCAGAGCGATCTCAGGTTGGCTTCTCGGTGGTCGTCACCGGGCACGATGTGGTCCGCGTCCGTAGCCGGTTCCTCGCAGCGCCGCCCGTACTGATCGCGGGCCGTGCAGCGGTGTCCGTCTCTACGCAGGACGCGAATCCGACAGGATTTTCGGCCAGTCCGCCGGCAACCTCTCGCGCCGGTCGGATGAAGCCCAGTTCGGCATCACACCCCCAGGTCGAGGAGTGCCGCGTACGCGGTCGTTGCCTGCTGTGGAACAACTCCGTTGCCGAGGATCTGGAGCTGTTGTCCACGGGTCAGGTCGGGCACGTCGGTGACGTGGCCGAGGGGGAGGCCCATGAGCCTCTCGACCCAGACGGCGGTCACGCGTGGTCCGCCTTTGCGGCCGGGCTCGGTAGGTGGGGGAGCGGCGCGGCCGGTGACGGCTTCCCACCGTCGGATGGCGGGGAGGTACTCGCCCCACCAGTGCGCGGGGGAGTTGGGGCCGTCGACTGGTGACTCCGGCTCGCGACCTTCGAGGATCGCTTCCGAGTACGGGAGCAGGTAACACGCCTCGTCGTCGAGGGTGGGGCCGTGGCCTCCGCGCCGACGTTCTTCGGGATGGCGGGCGCCGCCGTTAGAGCCGAGGTTGCTCGTCGGGGTCTTCAGGGGTCGCGACACAGAACCACCGGTCACGGAGGTGAGGGGGTTGAGCTGCGGTAGCTCGTACGCACACCCACCGTGCGCGGTATCCGATCTCGGCCAGGTCGCCGAGGACGACTTCGAGTCCGCGCGTCCGGATGTTCGAGACGTTTTCCAGGAAGGCGATCCTCGGTCGTATGACGCGAATTGAGTCAACGACTCCTCCACCTTGCGGGCGAACCGGCGCCGGCGGCACCATACCCACGCTTCCTCCTGGTCATTGCCCCTTGTCGTACCGTGAAGCACTCTGACCTAGTTCCCCGCAATGCTGATGTCCTGGCAGGGTTCTTCAAGTAGACCCCCAAACTCGAAAGACGCGATTACGTACATACGTCTTTCGTCTTCACTCAGGTGGCCCCTTCGGGGGCGAGGCTTCGCAGAAGCCCGAGGGGTACGGAACGGTGGCGTAGCCACAACTGAAGCCTCACCCACTCGGCCCTTCTTGGCAGGTTGAAGGCGTACGGCACCCCTAACGTGAGTGCCGTACTGCTGGGCCGGTGCACAGGGAGGAACAAGCCGCATGCCCTTGACGATCGCTGAACAGCGCCAGCTCGTAAGCATTGGCAACGCAAGCACATACGTGCTTGGCCTAGACGGCATCTGGACAACTCGGCTGGCTGCTGACGTACCCGAGCCGGGTTCAGACGCTGCCAGCGAGCTGATCGACGTCGGCACCGAGATGGCCACGCTGCTCACCCACATCCATGAGCACGTCAAGCTCCTCGATCGGTTCGCCGATGAGATGGACGAGCTGATCAGCACCGTCGGCTATGTCAAGGAGCACCTCCCCGTTGAGGCGGAGGAGTTTCGTCAGCACCTCCGAGAGGCCCTGCAGTACGTCGATGGGTATGCGCCCGAGGAAGCTAAGGACATCCTCGCCAAGATCGACTTGATCAGGTCGGGCGAGGTTGTTGCCGGTGACCTGAAGGTCAAGATGCGGGGTGCCCTGCTGATCATCGCTGGTGCAGTCGCGCTCGGAGCGGGCATCGTAATCGTCGCACTCGGGGTCGAGGACTTTGGGGGGCCAATCCAGCACACTTGCCGACAGGTCGGGGGGACCATGTTCAAGCAGGGACTCCAGGACTGGAGGGCGGCTAGCGATGCTCAGGGCTGACCTGTGTTGACCGTGCTGATTCTGTGCTGACTTGGATCTCCCAGAACGGTGTTTCCGCAGGTGGGGGCGTTGCCGGTTGCGAGCGCGCAGGGGTGTCCCGGCCCGCCTCTGCCCACCACAACCGGTGACGCCGAACCTTTGCCCGGCTGACTCGGAGGACCCAGGGGTTCGTGGCCGGTTCGCGGCATGGCTGAGAGTGCAGGTTGGTGGTGATCGCCGGGCCGCAGCGGGCGGCTCGGTCGATCAGCGGACGGTGCCGGCAGCCGAGTCCCCGGTGGCAGAATGACCGTTAAGCTTCCATGGTGGAACGGGGGTAGAGGGTGTCGGCACGGGCTGAGCTGTACAGGAGTCTGCACGGGCTGCGGGAACGAGCAGAGCGTACCCGGCGTGCCGACGGCGAGTCGGTCGGTCTCGACTCCTTGGTCTTCGACGCCCGGGCCCGCGGCCTGCTCGGTGCACGGGACCTCAAGGCTCATCGAGTCCGAGACTGGGCTCCACCCCGCTTCGCCGATTGCCGAGTTCCCTCACGGAGCGTTACCCAGCAGGCCCTCGCCGCGATCACCGTATGGAGCGAATGGGCGGGCGAGGAGCTGAACGAGTCGGAATGGTTGAGCCTCCTGGACCGAGCACAGCGTGAGAGTGCTGAAGAAGACGCCCTGGCCAGGGGAGAGGCCGCCGGCCCGGCCTCTCCACCGGTGTACGGTGGTTCACTCGCACCCCCGCCGCCACCACGACGCAGGATTCGTGTCCCGGGCCCTCCCCGCCCATCGGCGAGACCGGATGACCGGTTCGGGCCTTGGCTTGCCCGGCAGTTGAGGCGATCCGAGATCACTCAGTCGGATTTGGCCCAGGAGTTGGGTCTGACCAGGGCCGCGGTCAGTGCGTGGATCACGGGTCGCGCGGAGCCGCGCAGCGAAGTGCGCCTGGAATTGGTCAAGGCCCTTGAAAGGCTTGCGCCGTGGGACACGGAACAGGCGATCGAGGGGCGTCGAATGCTTCCGGCGGACACTCGGCGATTCGGCCCGCTGGAACGGTGGGCGACTGGCGCGGCGGTGATGATCGGCGTATCCGACTACACCCAGCTGCCGCCGGTGCCGTCCATCAAGAACAATCTGTCCGCGCTCACCGAGGTGGCGTTGACCGGGCTGGGGATTCCGCGCGGCAACGTGTACACCCTGGAGAACCCCACGTCCGCAACACAGGTGCACGAGAAGATCGACCTGGCCATGGACGCCGCGGATCCCCGGTCCGGTGGTCTCTTCATCTATTTCGCCGGGCATGGCTGGACCGATCCTCGCAACGGACGCCTCCTGCTCGGTCTGGTCGACTCGAACCAGGACAAGGTCTGGACCGCCATGGAGTTCGACCGAATCCGTGACCAGGTGGCGGACGCTCCGGTGGGCTCGCGCCTGTTGGTCCTGGACAGCTGCTACAGCGGGGCGGCACTCGACATCCTCTCCGCGGGTCTGAGCAGCGCGGCACGGATCGAGGGCACCTACGTGATGACGTCCTCCAACGCCACCAACGCGTCCCGCGCTCCCCGAGGCGACCACTTCACCACCTTCACTGGGGAGATCATCCGTACGTTGACCGGCGGAATCCAGGGCGGTCCCCCGGTGATCGACACGGACGCGTTGTTCCATCATGTGCGGGCCAGTTGTCAGGAGCAGGGTTGGCCCGAGCCGTCGCGGCAGATCGGCCGCGATGGAGACCGAGTGGAACTCGTGATGAACAGCAAGTGGGGGTGGCCATGA